TTTACGAATTGCTGTGCGATATGCAGTCATTTCCTTGAGGAAATCCTTGTTATTGATATAGTGATTCTTTGCCATAATTAGTGTACTGGTTTGTCTTTTTTGTTTGCCATTGCTTCAAGAATAGAAACGACCTTTTCTACCTTTTCAGCGTCTTCTTGTTTTAGTTTTGGTTTTTTCTTTCCGATAGTTTTCAAATTTGCTTGATTGTTATAAAAGAAGTCAGCAACGTATTCATATTGCTCAATAAATTCTTCACGCACTGGAGTTGAAAATAACACCTCTTCGTTATAGAAATCTACTTCTTTCATTTCGATAACTGATTGCGGTAGATACTCTTGCATTGCTAAGATCTGCCGACCTTCATCAAAAATAGTTTCAATCTCAATTCGTAGTGGCAACTCTACCGTAATATAATCTTGTTTGTATGTGACGTATCCAATGATATCATCAGGTATAGAACGCAAGCGAATAAATCGTAATTCGCCCTTTGGTTTATATTCTACTGGTTCTTCTGGCATCAGTTTATCCTTACGTTATTCGTTGTGAAAGGAAATTTTTCTTCGCTGTAGATCTTCACTCGTTCCTCATAATGCTTCAATGTGAAGTTTGTATAAGGACCATAACGTAGATCATCAGCGATATCGTACAACGTGGCTGCTTCTTTGTTTTCGCCTAAACGCAGTACACGACCGATAGATTGCAATGCTCGAATCTTACTCTTTGTTGGAGACGAGAAGATAATATTATGTAGGTTACGAATATTTACGCCTGTCGAAAACGTTCCGTAACTCGCCACAATGATCGCATCATTTTCTTGTTCAGTGATATGTCTCACTGCTTCGCGATCTTCTGCTTCAACACCACCATGAATGAAGAATACTTTTCGACCATTTGCCTCTTCAGTTATCCATTCATATAGAAGTTTACCGTGTTTTTCAACGTAAGTAAATAAAACAAGACTATTGCCTTTGAGATTTAGGGCGAGGTCAGTGATGAAACGATTTCGCCCTTCGTGTTGAGTCAAGAAATTCATTTCGTCAGGATATGTAAACCCCTTGATTGTCTTACAGACTATTTCTGGATACTTCAATACAATACACTTGATGCTGAAGTTGGCGAGTTGTTTACGCTCAATGAGTTCCTTTGTGGAAATAACTTTGAACGTAGGACCAAATAATCCTTCAAGGACGAGTTTGTTTACCTTACTATCATCAAGTGTACCTGTTGTGCCAATACGCACATCACAGTTGATGAGTTTAGTCATGATAGAAGTCAGTGATTTGGCTTTGAACGTATGTGCTTCGTCACCGATGATAAAATCAAACTGCGCAAAGTATTTCTTTGGCATGTCATAGATTGACTGCCATGTAGAGATAATCAAATCGCTATCAGGGATCTTACTCTCGCCGCCGTAAATCTTTTGGCAGTATTTCTCTACATCCCATCCATTGACAGATGAGTAGTTCTTGAAGTCACTATGCATTTGAGTGACGAGATTGATCGTAGGAACAATCAACAATCCGCGCTTCTTACCTGTGTTCAACAGGTGGCGAATCATTATATAAATGATTAGTGATTTTCCCGACGCTGTTGGTGAAATGAGTACAGTTCTCTTCTTCGTAAGTCCGACGCTAGAAGCGAGATACTGATAATCTCTCGGCTCCATTGGAAGTGATAAAGCACTTGCCAAATTTTTCGTGTCAATCGGGTAGACTTCCTTTTCTTCATCGATATACTCGCACGTGTAATTGCTATCCTTGCAAAACTTTTTGATATACGGAACTAAACCAAGATAAATTTGTCTTGTATTCAGATTCAAGAGTCGAATCTTTCCGTCCCAATATTTATTTTTGAACGCAGGTGAAAATTGATAGCCTGGAGTTGAAAATGTAAAAAACTCTGACATCTCTTGCAAGATGGCAGGTTCAGCAGTGACTTGAACATAGATGTTATTTACTTTTTCAACAACGACGTGTTCTATCATCGAGCACCCTGGATAAACTTCTCCCAGCCCATGTACTCCTTCAACTGCCACGTGCGATTGTTGAGTTCCTTCATGACGTTGGTGCAAAAACTTGCAGCCTCTTCATGATAGGCTTTCTTGCGTTTGAGTTTGTTTAGATCATCATCGCCATCAAGATATACAGCAATGTCAGACTTCAATGTGAAACGAAATGGTTCCCAACCAAGTTTATCCAACTCATCTTGGTCTAACTTGCCGTTGTAATACATCCATTTGAGTTTCTTTATTTTGTCAAACTCTAATGCTGCACGTCGCGCTGCAAGATTGTGCAATGACAAATACTTGTTGTACTTGTTGTGCAACAGTGGGATGCGCAGAATCTCTTTTCCAGGTTCCGTAGTATCAACTTCGGAATCTCTTTCCCATTGCTGCATCAATTCTTCGAGTGGAGGTGTTTCTAGTTTCATACATCGAATTATACACTATATCATCTCAAAAGACAACTCAATGCAAGAGTTGTCGAGAATAAATTGTAATAGTATAATCACTATGTTCGGTATGAACGAACTCTCAAGTTTAATATCTAGATTCTTTCGTATTCATAGTAAGAGAATCTGAACGTCGCATCTGCTGTAACAATGTTTTCTGCAGAATCTTGCGAAGAAAATAATATAGTTGAAAGCGTTGTTGGGAATAAATCAACAAACTTCACTCGGAAGTTTGGATTGTTTTTGTTTGTAAACACTGACAAGATCGCGTCACTGTATTGCGGTTTATTTTTGTATTGTGATCTGAAGAGTGGTGCGCGATCCAAACGATTCAAATCCAAATACTCTTTGAAGTCGGTTGGGAATGTGATTGCGCGGATCCAATCATGAATCTCAGTCCAGGATCTCAAATCCTCATCGACCAAGAAAGTGATGTTGAACGTATCATAGACGAGTTTTTCTCCAGGAACATATAGATCAACAAATGGTGTTGGTCTTTGAATTTCTGTAAGAGAAACTCCAGGGAAGTTTGCTGTTTGACAAAAGAACGTCGTTCCTGGCAAACGATCAAACGTCACTCTAAACTTTGTACTTTGCAATAAGTCTTTATTGCTAGGTGCTCGTGTTTGTGCTGTCATCTATAAGTTTCCGTAGATCTACAAGGTTTTCTTTTTCAATCAGATCAATTATAAAATTCGTAAGTTCAATTTCTTTTCGGATAAAGAACATCTTCTTATTCAATTGATCCAATCTTTCAGAGTAATACTTCAACTCCTGCTCTTTTTGTTTGCGCAGGTCTTTTAGATCAGATAAAAGAATAATCTTCGCCATACCAACTATTTAGGTGTAAAAAAAGGGGGAGCATTTCTGCTCCCCCCGATTCACTTTGCCTTATTGTTTTTATAAATTTGGCAAATTATTTTCTAGAACATCAATTATTGATTGACGTTTAGAACGCGGAACTTACGATAGTAGTAGTTTGTTCCGTCTGATAGAGCGCCTGTGCCTGCGCCAGTTGCGAATGGATTTGCAACGAGACCGTAACGAGTCTTGAAGCCAACCTTTGGTTGGTAAGTCGTTGGGTCGATAGCACGTACCATCTGTAGTGGGACGTATGGGCAGTAGAACAAGCCAGCGTCATAGGCATTTGATCCCTTGTAACCGACAACGACATAGTCGCTACCAGCAACAGAATATGGATCAACATAGACCTTCAAGCGACCGAATAGCGTACCAGCGAAGGTATTGCCTGTATCGTCAACTGTTAGGTTTGTGTTGTTGCTTAGAGCTGAGTTGTAATCGAGAAGACCTGTCATTGCAAGAGCTGATGCCACATCGGTTGAAACGATGAGGAGGTTGCCCTTTCCACGACGGGTGTCTTTTGCGATCTTGTTAGCAGCTTGTTCGATGCGGAATAGAAGTGACTTGTACTTCTCAACCTGCCAGCGACCAGATGTACCACCTGCAGCATCCGTTAGGGTGCTTGATGATAGGTTCACAACGTTTTGTGACACTGATGTGATACCAACGTTAGCTGTTGCATAGATCGTACGAACAACTTCGCGGTTGATTTCTGCAAGAATTTCAGTTGACAAAATATTTGTCAATTCTGTTTCTGCATCTAGACCGTGAATTGCCTTGAGATCTTGTGCAAGTTCTAGCGTGTAGGCTGCTTGCAAGCCACGTGACTTGGCTGTTACAGAAACGCGATCGATCTGGAAGCCCATGTACTTCATGGTTAGATCTTCTGCGTCTGTTGTTGCCAAACCAGTACCAGTATTTGCTAGACCGAAGATTGCGCTGTTTGCGTCGCCGAAATTGACTGAGCTGTTTAGCGAATGGTCGCCTGTACCAGCGTGTGCTGTATTGGCTTCTTGATAAAGAGCCTCACCAGCACGTGCTGATGAAGAAGCATAGACTGAACGCATTGCGAAAATCAAACCTGTTGGACCAGTCATTGGCTGAACGCCGCAGATGTCATAAGCCATTAGGTTTGGTAGCGCACGACGTACGAGACCGATTAGGATTGGGTCGAAACCCTTGATTCCGCCTTCGCTGCCAACTACTGGTGACATACCGCCGCCAACTGCGTTGGCTGGTGATGTTTCCCATAGGTTTTGCATCGTGCGTGATTCTTCCATAAGGGCGCGTTCTTGGTTCTCTAGAACAAGTGCAGTAACTGCACGCTTGTAAGGATCTGTGATCTTTGGGAGTTCTGAGTGATCAAGAACTGGAGCCCACTTCTTTGCATATGTTTCGTTTAGATACATTTTATAACTCTCCTGAGTTCTTAGTTAGATTAGGCTTTTGGAGCCGTCTTTGTGATTGCATTTACATAATGTTTCATCAGACCGTGTACGTCTGCTACTTCTGGTTCTTCAACAGCTGTTTCTTGAAGAGCCTTAACCTCACTTGTCATTTTCTTGGCTGGGAAGTAGTTCTCGCGGATTACTGCGAGCTTGCTATTAAACTCACCCTCTGTGGTGAACTCCACGCCCTCTGCGAGCGAAATCATCTTAGCAATTTGTGTTTCAGTTAGACCTTCGCAAATCTTGCGAACTGCTTCATGTTTCTTAGCAACATTGAGTTGTTCAACTCC